CTACACCTACGAGCCACAGTAATGAGTGGGCTATATTTTCCGCCCGGTGCGGGCGGCGGTGGCGCGGCTTGGGGGAGCATTACTGGTACGCTGTCCGCTCAGACAGACCTACAAGCAGCGCTTGATGCCAAGCAACCGCTAGACGCCACGTTAACGGCGCTAGCGGCATTGGACGGGACTGCCGGACTTCTTGAGCAGACGGGCGCGGATACGTTTGTAAAGCGCCCACTAGCAAACGGCCTTGCGCCTGTTGGCGGAGCAGCCGGGGAAGTTCTAAAGAAAATATCCGCTACGAACTACGACTATTCGTGGCAGCCTGACAATGCGGGTGGCGTATCCGATGGGGATAAGGGCGATATTACTGTCTCTGCCTCGGGCACAGTATGGACAATCGATCCTGATGTAGTTACCTACGCCAAGATGCAGAATGTTTCTGCTACTTCGCGCTTTCTAGGACGTATCACAGCGGGGGCTGGCGACACAGAAGAACTTACAGGCACTCAGGCAACAACGTTGCTTGATGTCTTTACGTCGGCTCTTAAGGGCCTAGTTCCGGCATCCGGCGGCGGCACAACAAATTTCTTGCGGGCCGATGGCGCGTTTGCTGCGCCCGGCGGCGGTGGTGCTCCGGGCGGAGCCAACACGGACGTTCAGTTTAATAACGCGAGCGCCTTTGGCGGAAGTGCGTCTTTGCGCTTCTCCGGTACGAATGGGGCGCTGTTCGGCGCGGGATCAGCAACTGCAAACAGTTGGCCTAAGTTTACATCCGGCACGTTACTTACAACTCCTGAAGCCGGCGCGGTGGAGTTAGATGCTAACTGCTTCTACCATACAACAGACGCCGGAAATCGTGGGTACGTGCCAGCACGCCACTTTATCTATCAGCAAGCGACATACACGCTATCGTCGGTTACGACCGAACAGAAACTGTTTAACGCCGTTGCCGGTGGCACTCTGACACTAGAAGCCGGACTTTACTTCTTCCGCTGTCAATTTGGTTTGACTTCCATGTCGGCCACTACTGGCAATGCCGCATTTGATATTCTTGGGGCCGGAACTGCGGTTTTTGGCAATGTTCTTTATCATACAGTTGGTGTGGATAATGGATCAGCAAACGCCGGTAATCAAACAGGCGGTTGGGTAATACAAGGCCAAACTCCCGCAAGTGCTGTTACTGCCGCCACTAATGTAGGCATGTTTGCGACATTAACGGGTACATTTGAAATCAATACGGCTGGTACAATCATCCCTTCCGTAAGTTTGGTTACGGCTGCTGCCGCCGTCGTAAGCGTAGGGTCGTATTTCATGTGTGAACGAATGGGTAGTAACACCGCAGTTAGCGTTGGACAGTGGAGCTAAGGATCATATGACGATTAAAGCAGTTTGTAGTGTTTTTGAAGTTCTGCCGAAAAGTAGCACGGAGTTTACAGCGGGCATTTCTTTTGCCTCGTTACCGGACGGAACTGGTCTATCCGGGCAGATGGGAGTAGATATGGAAGCTACGCTTCCGCCCGCGACTATGGAAGCGGTGATTAAAGCCGCAGTAAAAGCATATCTTCAGGGGCAGGGAGTAACCTTCGACGTGCTGGATACCGTAGAACTTATCGGCGCATTGGTCTAACCGATTAAATATGATGACTGATGTGGCACGAACTGATGTCGGCCAATTCCAGAAGGGCGTAAGCGGTAATCCGCTAGGCCGCCCCCGCAAATCCGAGATTATTGAGCTTAAGCAGAGCATGGAAATCGCGCTACGCGAGCATGTTAAGCCAGCGCAATTAACGCGAATACTAACTAGAGTCGTGAATATGGCAATTGGCGGCGATGTTAAGGCCGCAAAGCTAATTCTCGAATTTTTCGTTTCAAAGGCGCGCGACACAGAAGACGCGCCAGACGCATCCCGTACTTACGTGTTCAAGATCGAAAACGCGACGTTCGGTGCGATAACAGAGCCACAACAAAACTCAAACTCCAATGTGATAGATGTTACACCAATTAAAGAGGACACTTAAATGTCAACAGGTGCAGAAGTAAATAACCAGTTCGCAACGCCCGGTGACGGGGATGCAAGTGGTGGAAACAGTTCGGGCGGCAAGACGATGAAGGCTCCAGTCCTTTATCAGCCACCGGCTTTTATGGGTGAGTCAGGTAAGCCTGACAATCAGAGTACAGATCGTCCGAAGGGGCACAGCTAATGGGTCGCCGTCAGTTTCAATCCCTTTTCGACGTGGTATACGCCGGTCCCGTGACCGTCGATATCGGTAACGCTGCCACAGGCAACGGTACATTTGGCGTCGGCTCCGCAGTAGTTCCCGGTGCAGAAGTCGGGGACTTCGTTCTTGTGTTCAACAAGGCGGGTGCATACACAGACGGTGCTCCGGTTTTCGGTGACGTGGACGCAGTAGGTAACGTACAGCTAACTGTTCTAAACAACAGCGCTGGTGCGGTGGACTATACTTCCCGTGTGTACCGAATCGTCGTTCTTCGTCCAATGTTCTAATATATGAGTGCGGCACTGACGGTAGCGATTAGTGCCGCCCTCCATCCGGGTCAGGCTGCGATCTATAACAGCACTGCCCGGTTTAAGGTAGTAGCGGCTGGCAGACGTTTTGGCAAGAGCCACTATGCCGCTTTAGATTTGATTCAGGCCGCGATGATGCAGGAACTCCCTGCCGGGCCATATCGTTCGCGGAGCTACCCGCTTACGGTCGAGAACGGTGTTTATTACGTCGCTCCGACTTTCGATCAAGCCAAGCGTGTTATGTGGCCCAAGCTACGCCAGTTGGCTGGCTATGCCGGCAAACGCAATAAGCGCCACCCAGACGGCGGTCTAATCGTCAACGAGAATATCAATGATGGATGGCTCGAATTGGTAAGTGGGCGGCGTATCTATATCAAGGGAGCCGACGAACCAGATCGGCTCCGTGGTACAGGTTATGCGCTTGTCGTACTTGACGAGTACGCAGACATGAAGCCGACGACGTGGGACGATATTATAGAACCCGCGCTGATGGACGTAGAAGGGGAGGCCCTGTTTATCGGCACACCGCGTGGCAAGAATCATTTTTGGAAGCTCTTTATTGGAGCTACCGAAAAACCGCCTGATCCCGAGACGGGAAACAATAAGCACTGGGACGGCTGGGAATCCTTCCATTTCAAGAGTACAGATAACCCCTATCTGTCCAAGCGCGAACTTGATCGGCAGATGAACAACCCGCGCAAGTCGCGCGATACCATCCGACAGGAACTTGAAGCGAGCTTTGTCAGTGGTGGCAGCAAGCACCTAAAATCGAGTGATTTTAAGATTGTTAAAGGATTGCCCCGTGAAGTTAACGGTAGTGTGCTCGTTACGGTCGATTTAGCTGGCTTCAAGAAAGAAGAACGCGGCAAGAAGGTTCTCAAGACAGACGAGAGTGTGATTGTTATCACATTCACAGACCGCGAGAAGTGGTATGTAAAAGACATACTACACGGACACTGGGGCACGCGCGAGACGGCACTGAATATCGTAACAACGTTACGCAAGTATCCGGGGGCGCGACTTGGCGTAGAGGCAGGTGCGCTGGCTAATGCAATCGCAGAACCGCTAGACGAATACATGCGCGAATTTAATCGGTATGTGACTCCTGAGCCGCTTCATCACAACAATGCAGCCAAGTATGATCGTATTGTGTGGAGCCTACAAGGTCGGTCACAGCGCGGCCTAATCCATCTAGTAGAAGGGCTAGGTGCGCGTCCCGAATGGATTGCGTGGCTTATGGATCAAGCCGACGATTTCCCTGATCCTTTGTCGCATGACGACGGACTAGACGCATTGGCCTATGTTGATCAGATGGCAACTGCCGTGTTTGTGGACACAGACGATCTACCCGAACCAGAAATTCTTGATGAGCTAACGCAATACTAATGGCAACCATCCCTACAGCACAGATGCAGCAAATTATTGTCGAGAGTCCTGACAGTCAGGCTGCTTCGACTAAGACCCAGCAGCCGGGTCAGGCGCTGGTAAGCTGGGTAGTTGGCAAGGTTGCTCCTTGGGAAGACGCCCGTAATCGCGGCTATCAGCGACTGTGGGGTGAGTACTGGCGCATGTGGCGCGGTAAGTGGTCTGAAGAAGACCGCACCCGCCTAAGCGAGCGTTCCCGTATTATTGCGCCCGCGCTGTCGCAGGCCATCGAAATGACGGTATCCGAGATTGAGGAAGCCGTGTTCTCGAAGGAAGTGTGGTTTGATATTGTCGATGATCTACAGGACAAAGACAAGATTGACGCGCTCATTGCGCGCGATCAGTTGCTAGAAGACTTCGATAAAGTGAACGTTAAGGACGCCGTAACAGAGGCCGTACTTAACGCTGCCATCTTTGGCACAGGCGTTGTTAAAGTTAGCACGCATGTTGCCCATGACATGAAGCCGAAGCGTAATGAAAAAACGCTTCGTGTTGAACAGCAGGGTAAGGAGCGGGTGTTTGTAACGGTCGAGAGTATCCGACCGGACGAATTTATCCCTGACCCGGCAGGCAAAAACATTCCTGACATGCTCGGTGCGGCTCACAAGTTTGTTAAGCCGCTGCACAGCATTTTGGAAAAGATTGAGGCTAAGACCTATCGTAAGGACGCTTTGGCGCTCTTGTCGCCGCAACAGCGCGTAGATAACGGCGATATCGACCAGTCGATTGACCCGCAATCAATGGTATCGGATACCGACTCGGATCAAGTTACCGTACTTGAGTATCACGGCAAAGTGCCGCTGAAACTCCTGAACGACATGCAGGAAGACCGCACAGAACTTGACATGCTGTTGTCGCAGAATGCTTCTGAGCTACCAGCCGAAAACTTAGATGGCGAACTAGTAGAAGCCATTGTTACGATTGCCAACGAAGGCGTGCTATTGCGCGCGATGGCAAATCCGTTCGTCATGAAGGATCGTAGTATCATTGCGTTCCAGTTTGAGAAGGTGCCGGGTCGCTTTTGGGGACGCGGTATCAGCGAGAAAGGATACAACGCCCAGAAGGCTCTTGATACTGAGTTACGTATGCGTATTGATGCGCTGGGATTCATTAGTTCCCCTATGTTGGGAGTGGATTCTGGGCGCATTAACCGTGGCTTCAAGATGGAAATTAAGCCCGGCAAGATTTGGCTGACACAGGGAAACCCGGATGAAATCCTGCGTCCTGTGGAAATTGGCCGCATTGACGCCAACACCTTCAACCAAGCCTCTGAACTTGAGCGCATGGTACAGATGGGGACAGGCGCATTCGATACCGCTACAGCGCTAAAAAATCAGTCCCAGTCTGGCGCTAGCGGGGTTAGCAGCAACAGCATGATGATGGGCGCGTTCGTGAAGCGCTCTAAGCGCTCTGTTGCGAACGTAGATCGTAATCTGCTACAGCCGATGATTCAGAAGGCCATGTGGCGTTACATGCAGTTTGATCCGATCCGTTATCCTAATGATTACGAATTCAACGTCAAGGCCACCCTAGGCATTGTAGCGCGCGAAGTCGAAGCTATGCAGCTTACGCAACTTGCCGGTATGATTCCGGAACAGTTTGGGAGCCTAGTGCCGCTGTTGATGAAGGGCATTGTTGAACACACTAGCGTTGCCAACAAGGCCGAGATTATGAAGGGCATCGATGCCGCCCTTAATCCGCCACCCGAGGTCGTGAAAGAACAGAAAGAACAAGCCGACCTACAGAAGCAGGTTATGCAGGCCGAAGCGCAGGAGCGCCTAATGGGCGTTCAGAAACAGTCAGCCGAGATTAAGAAGATACTCGCCGAGACTAAGTTGCTACTTGCGAAGGCCGACATGGAGCCGCTAAAGCAAAAGATAGAAATTGCCAAGATCGACGTGCAGATGCAGGAACTTGAGCAGTTTGATGTACAAAACAGATTGCAGCTAAAGCAGCTACAACTTAAGGATCGTGAATTGGATATCAAACAACAAGAAGTAAATAAGCCGGAACCTAAGAAGTCTTAACAGGGGGACTAATCGATGCTAGAAGCAAGTCAAATAAACAGTTTAACTGCGGACCAAAAGGCCGCATACGCGCGTCAAGAAGAAGTATTTCAGTCTTCGGGCTGGAAAGACATTGTAGCGTGGGCGCAAGCACAGGTCCTAATGCAGAGCGAACGCATGTCATCGGCGTCAAGCTGGGACCATCATTTAGTTGCTCGCGGCGCACGCGCGGCATTTATGTCTGTTGTACAATTACAAGACACAACAGAAGCCGAGTATGTTGGGATGGCAGCACAGGCCGCTGAACACGAACTAACGCTCGATGAAATCGCACACGAATAAAAATCGAATGCTATTCGATTTCTTGTGCCCAAGCGGGCATGAGTTTGAAGAACTTGTCTACAACACGGAATACTGTTATGAGTGTCCGCAGTGTGGACTAATTGGAAAACGTCAACTATCGGTATTACGGATTGATCGATCTGGAATGTCTCTGCGCTCTGGCGCGACACCTACCTCGATAGATCACTTCGACAAACTACACCGACAACAGAAGGCAATTGAGGAACGGGCCGAGCGTGAGCACGGGGACTATGGCGTAGCCCCCGGAGGGGACGGAGGGCGCAGTTATGCGCCAATCGACCTAAGCGGCGCTGTTCATCAATCTTCACTCGATAAAACCTAAGCCCCTAATCCCGTAAGGGACGGACAAAGGAGATAGAAATGGGTATCGCTCTGATTGCGGACGAATCCGTAGAAGTTGGAAACCTGTCGCAGATTGAGAAAGACCTTGGAGAAGCTGTAACACTCGCCCAGCCCCAAGCCAAAGCAAAGGTAGTAGAGTCTAAAGTACAAGATGATGAGCAACTTCCCGATAAATATCGCGGCAAAAGCGCGAAAGATATCGCGGAAATGCACATGAACGCCGAAAGCGCTCTTGGACGAATGGCTAATGACCTTGGCACTCAACGTAAGTTGACAGATCGACTACTAGACCTAAAGCGAGACGATGACTTGTCACGGAACACGCCTCCCTCTAAGTTAACTCGCGCAGAGTTATTAGAGTCAGACGATCCAACACCTGTCCTAGATAAATTTGTTGAAGCGCGCGTATCTCGGGTACAAAACGAGACCAACGAACGCCTATCACGAATGGAACAATCGCTGGCAGCGACGACATTTGCTGCAAAGCACCCGGACTACGGTACACTTGCGAATGATCGTGAGTTTATCACATGGGCGCAAGCCACTTCATATCGTACACGCCTAGCAGCGCAAGCTGTGCAGCAGAACGACTGGATGGCTGCCGACGAGCTACTTAGTGAGTATAAGGCTCAGAAACCTCGTAAACCTGCTGATGATCTGGAGACGGACTCGCCTCTTGAAGCTGCCCGCGTGGCAGCGCTAGAGTCTGGTTCTACTGCGGAAAAGTCTGCGGGCGGCAAGGCCGGTAAGATTTACCGTCGAACAGACCTAATACGTCTGCGCACGGAGAATCCTGAAGCCTATTACAGCGACGACTTTCAAGCCGTGATCCTAAAGGCGTATGCGGAGAAGCGCGTTAGATAAACTACCCTAGGGCATATTTCAATTTCCTAGTTTCCCCCTAAAGGAATTACTATGCCACTTGGTACAAATCACATTATCGTGACCGAAGTTCAAAACTTCGTTCCCGAGTTGTGGTCCGATGAAGTGGTTGCGTCTTACAAGGCAAACCTTGTAGTACGTAACTTGGTTCGCGTTCTTAACCACAAGGGTAAGAAGGGCGACACGATTCGTATCCCAACCCCTACTCGCGGAGCAGTAAGCACAAAGGCTGCTGAAACGCAAGTCACATTGATCCAGCACGGTACCGACACAGGTATCGTGGTAGCTATCGACAAGCATAAGGAATACTCGCGCTTGATCGAAGATATCGTTGACGTACAGGCCCTTGGCTCACTACGTCGTTTCTACACCGATGACGGCGGTTACGCTGTTGCCAAGCGTGTAGATCGTGAACTTATTCTACAGGCAGCCCGCTCAGCCCTTGGCGGCGGTACAATTGTAGAAGATGCCACAACTGGAAACATTGACAGTACATCAACTTTCACTAACGCGCGTATCGGAGACGATAGCGCAGCTTGGGACCCAACCGGCACAGGCAATGCGGTTGACCTAAGTGACCTTGGTCTACGTCGCTTCGTAAAGCGTCTGGATCAGGTCGATGCTCCTATGGCGGGCCGCTTCCTAGTGGTCAGCCCTAACGTCAAGGCCGATATGATGGGTATGGCGCGCTTCACTGAACAAGCCTTCACAGGCGAGTCTGGTAAGGGCAACACAATCCGTAACGGTCTTGTTGGGGACACATACGCTGTGAGCGTATTCGTAACAAACCAGCTACAACAGGTTGAAGATGCAGGCGCTACTGCGGATCAGGACCTCCTACTGATGTTCCAGCGCGACGGCTTGCTGCTTGTTGAACAAATGGGAATTCGAACACAGGAACAGTACAAGCAAGAATATCTTGCGTCACTGTGGACTGCGGATACAATCTACGGAACTGCGGGTCTTCGCGGTACGTCGATTCTAGCCATCGTTGTTCCATCGTCATTCACTGACGGCTAATAAGTGATAATGGGGGCGTCCTCTAACAAGGGGGCGCTCCCTTCTTTTTATCTTCAGGGAGAGCACAAATGCTTAACAAATTCGACTACGTAAACATATTACGTGTACTTCAGGTTGCCAAGGCCGACGGTCTTGAGCAAGCCCAATTACTTGTCAATCTTGCACAGAAGGTGAACGATCATGCCGTACAGCTACAAGCCGACGAAGACAAAGCAAAACTCGAAGCCGCCAAGAAAGCGGAACAAGACGCGAAAGTAGTAGAGTAATCCAGTGGCTGCGCGCTTTCGTGACATACTAAACCGGGTGCTGCGTAACGTTGGGGAGCCTGAAATTTTCTCAGGTGATACGGCGCTCGGGTTAAAGTACAACAAAATGCTTGGGAACTTCCTTAACACAATTAAGAACGAAGTTGAGAGTGCCGGGCGATGGCGCGTGCTACGTACAGAAGTTCCGTTTACCGTGCTTGCTGGGGCCAATACCGCAATCAACACTAGTACTAACGAGCGCGCCCGAGTAATACGAATTGCGGATCAAGAGGCCGGGCAGTTTGTTCCTCTTGTGTGGGATATTACGGACACGGCCAATCCTGTCCCGCTTATTGAAGTAGATATGTCAATGATGATGTACATGATACGCCAGCAATCGCCGGGGTATTCAACTACACATCCTACATACTTTGCTATGGACAGCTTTTCAACTGGAGCCGACGAGCCTCGCGCTCGTATTAACGTCTTTCCTGCACCCCTAACAAACCGCACTATTGCGGCCTTTATGGTAGTACCGCAAGCCCGTCTTGCGGATAATGATCTGGATGTATGGATCAAGGTTCCGTCTGATCTCCTTGAACTTGGGACTACGTGGTATGCGCTAATGGAACGGGGCGAGGAAATGGGAACTAATGGGCTGTTTACGGAAGAACGCTATCGTCAGGCCCTGAATGCCGCAATCGCAATGGATGAGGCTGAGCAGGGCGATCTAGAGTTGGTGCCGGTATAATGACTGAATTAGCGCACGTCCCGCCAAAGCAGCAGCTACTGCCAATCGATTTAGTAGCTCCCGGCTTTCGGGGACTAAATCTTGAGCAGGCGCAGTCGATCCTGCCGCCACATTGGGCCACAGAAGCCCAAAATGCCGTACTTGATCCGAATGGGCGCCTAGCCGCACGTCTCGGGTTTATGAACCTGACGACTACGCCTATCGGCGGATCACCGCAGGCAGAGAGTCTTCATGAGTATGTCGATAACGCCGGGGCTGTAGTCAACATTCTAGCATGGGACGGTGGCATTAGTACGTCGTTTATTGATCCGGTTGGCTCTGATGTTAGCGGCACTGTCACGGACGCCAATGGGACGTGGTTTTTTCAAAACTTCAACGGCAAAGTTATTGGGTTTCAGGCGGGCGTTAAGCCTATCGTTAAGACAACCGGCAACTTCGCACACATCGTAGAGAGTGCGGGCACCGCGCCGCAAGGCGGTATTGGCTTGTGCGCCTATGGGCGCGTATGGGCTGTAGATACTGATCTCCAGACAATCAAGTACTGTTCCCTATTAAACGAACTAGAATGGTCCGGCGGTACTTCCGGCACCATTGACATGCGCAATGTGTGGACTAATGGCACAGATACGGTAGTTGCTAT